CTAACTACGGGTCTCAAAACATGAGACCCATGACTGACGCACATAGCGCCCTGTATGGGAGATCCCCAGACAAGGCACTAAGCGGCGTAAGCGCCTCCCCGTCATTCCTGCGACGGGGGGGGTGAGACCACTTTTATCTCTGGATTTTTCCCAGGATAAGAGTGGTAGTGGACATCCTTGGCCCGTTCGGTATTCAATATACCGTTGGGTCCAAGAAGTGCCACGGCCAGGCTCATTATACACACTGAAATCATGAGTATAACTAGAGCCTCGCAGGCGCGACCAAAGAAACGGGACATGGCGTTCCTCCTTCCTCATATCTGTTTTCAGCTTCAGATATGAGAACCGGAAGACACCGTGTCCTATACTCTTCGGCTGTGCACACAGCGATGTCCCAAATTGTTTAGGGACTGGCAAGGTCACCTTGATACCGCTGTCATCTGGGTAGTCGCACGGAACGAGTTTCGCTTTTCCCGTTACGTGCCCGATCTCAGACAACAGCAAATCCAAAGTTTCCTTAATCTCACAATCCTCCCATCTACGCCGAAGACCATTGACGTATTTGTAGAGGATCGCTTCGTAAGTCCTAGAACTCACGTGTGCCGAGCCATTCTGTGGTTGGAATGGCCGAACGTCCACCCCGCGGTAGTAGTCACCACCGCAGGACTCCCTGAAATCGCCCTCGTGATAGGTTTTATCAATATTTATCACGAAGCCGAGGTCACTGAAGTACCGCGTAACAAACTCGTGCATGCGGCGATGGTAAACCATATCGTCGCCATACACAGAGATCGTCCGCCGATCGACGCGCCCCTTAAAATGGACGTACTCGATCGCCTTCAGTAACACCAGGAAGACCAACGTTTGCAGAGGGAAAGTATACCCTATGCCCATCGTGCAAAATGTTTCCATTTCGACCGATGATGCATCTGGCAGCTCGACCGTTCCAATCCTAGTACGGTTCAATACATCGAACCAATCCTTAGGTAAAAGGAGGGCCAACAAACGACTCGAAATTGAATCCGAGGCGCTTGACAAATCAGCCGTCACAAATTGCTTGTGAACGGACGCTTGTTGAGCTAACACGCGGTGCCTATGTTGCAGCACACGAATGTCGTACCCATACCTCTTCAGCCTCTTCATCATGATCCTTCCAAGGCCATCAGAAATATAACTACCGATGGTCGTGTTAGGCATGATACTACGAAAAGACTTAAACGTTTTGGGGACTAGCGTCAGCTTCAGGGAACTCGTCTCTTGGTAGATGGATCGGTTAGGATCACTTTCTAATTGACTCATCCAATAATCTTGAACGGAATCAATACGACTCATCTCTGAGTCGAACCAAGAGATTTGCTCTGGAGAGCCGGAAATCGGCAGCTCCCACCGCGAGGCTTCACAAGCCATCCGCGAGGGAACTCCGACCGACGCCCGTTTTCCGAATTGGCAGAGGGAGCGATGTTCATCTTCGCTATATGGCCCCAATATATGGGTAGCCATAAACCTTGCAACCTGGACTACTCTTACCGTTTCGTCTGGTAAGAGAGAATAGTCTAGGTCACGAAGGCGATGCTGAGTTGCTTTAAACTTCCAAATTGCTTCGGAAGTTAATTCAGCATCACTATATAGATCCTTTCGGACCCTATACCTCTTAAACAAGGACTGTATCTGATAAGCCGCCTTAAATCTATAGGCGGTCAAACCTTCTCCAAGTCCCTGTGCCATCACCTCGCGACACTTCGTTATATCTTGACGGTTAATAGCCGATTCAAGATTACAGCAAAACGAAATATCGTCGAGATTCCCTCGGAAATCCCTGATTAGGGATGCCGCGACTCGCAGCATCAGCCCGTCTACGGAGTGTTTACCCCGTCTGTGGTGAACCCGTTTCATACGACCTCCATGGTCTTGTGAGGTTACGTCCCTATCCTATAGCTAGGAGAGGGAGCCCGTTGCCCAGAAGCCATCCGTATCCGTGTCAATCAACAGCTGCGCACCGAGTTTGTTCATATCGGTCACAGTTGCTGCTGCTACGGACGGATGCACTTCACGCTCGATACGCCAGGTACAGAATACAACCTGTCCTGTGGTAAGAACGACAGGGAGAGCGAGAGATATGCTCTTCTTGTCCTTACCGTACGTTCCGAGTTTGGAATCCACAGTTGCGGGCCTGTACTTTACGGTACAGATGCGCCGCGTCTGAAAGTCGGTGTCAGTGGTACACACCAACTGGACCCCATTGGCTACGCTAACACCGTTGTCAGTGAAAGCGAGGGCGGTTCCACCAGTGGCCGATACGGTCGCGCCGGTGAGCAGTGACATGTTTTTCAATGCCATGATATACTCCTTTTAGGAAACATTAACGGAACCTGCTCATCATCTTAACTAACTGCTGAGATGATAATGCAAGACCATCAATGGTATGAGACATGGAAGCTACCTTAGGCTTCCATGTCGGCGTGGAGGGTAGAGCTGGATTCGCAACACGAATCACCGAATCGCCGCCATCTCTGACGGTACCCGGGACCGTGTACTCGAACAACGTCGTCGGCAAGGCTGGGAGGCTGGTAACACTTAGTCCTAAGGTAGGATCGGAAATAATTCTCCAATTCTTCTCAGTATAAGTGGCCCAGCTACCTAACACTTGCACGAATGGGTTTGGTGCAATAGCACTCAACCAATCGCCGATGCCGATAAACCAGTCTACCACGAAACTCCAGGGAAGAGTCTCATACACAGACGACAGTAAGTCTTTGGCACCAACACCAAATTCCTCCGCCAAAGCCTGTGTAGTAGTCGCGCAAGGTAACGCGTAGACTATCCCTGCATCAACACGCTGATCGATGTTATGATCAACGTGACCACGTGCCCGGAGTGTCGGCCAACCGCCGAACCCGGACTGGTCGAAGTCTTTCTTCCAAGAAACGGAAGCAGACGCCGACCCTCGGACTACACGTCTTTCAGACTCCATACGGGCTCTGGCCTTGTGGACAGATACCATGACATTTACCATGTCAGATATCGTGTTTTTCCAGCCATACTTGTGCTCAAGATAGATTTCATCTGCTATCTTCACACAATCCGCAAGAGACTTACCAAGGGTGCGTTTCTGTTTCTCCTTAAACATTCTAAGGAGTGTCTTCCGTGCACCCTTGAGAGGACTTCTCAGCATTTTCAGTGTGCTGTCAAGTTCTTTGACAGACACCAAGGCCTTGGTGGTACTGCTGTTCAGATTGGCGTAAGCCGCTGTGACAGCAGTGCTTTGCAATGCATCTTGAGAGATTTTCTTACTCTCAGCATTGTCAAAGGTAAAGGCCTTCTCTGAGATCATGCCAAGGATGTCACCGCGCATAACCAGACGCCCCCAATCACCTGTACCATTGGTGCTTGGGATAACGCCTGTGTCCCACACGGTGTCCACCTGTCCAGAGCGTTCCCGTACGAATAGGTCAAGACTATTTATGATCACTTCACCCTGATGCATCCGTTTCCGGAAGTTAGGAGTTACGTGATCAACCATAGTCTTCTCCCACCCCTGCCAGCTCCCACCAAAGAATAAGGTGGTACTGTACGGCGTGGACATCCCATTTGGTCCAGCAGGATAATAACTATCCTTATAGACCGCTGGGGACGAACCATAATCGTACGAATAAGTTAC